GACGTTGGTCAGGCGTTATCATATCCATCGGACGGTTAAAGATACCAGCAGCGGCACGGACGTAAATGTCCTCACCGCTACGAAACACGTTAAGCACATCCTCACTACCATGCTGCAAACTCGCCCAAGGCGTCACACGCGCTTCAATACCTGCCCAATCTGCTACCACGAACACGTTTCCAATAGCAGGCATCAGCGCAGGGCGAAGCATACCCTTTAAAACGTCAGTAACACGCTTACCATGCACCGGAACAATGTCACGCCCAACGACCATATCATCACGCACCCGCTGTGGCGCTTTAGCGCATTTACGCGTGAAGTTATGCACCTGCGCACCATAGGACGACACTCGACCAGTCGCACTGCCACCATTAAACACAAACGCGCCACGCACACGATGGTCTTCAAAATCTGCAAGAGAAAGCAGACGGCTAAACTTCGCCACAGACGACGCCCACAAGTCATCAGCGCATTGAATAACCTCGCCGACGTGCGGTGGAATTTCCTCAGGGTTGTCCATCAATAGCAAATTAGCGCGAACGCTTTTGTCGATAGAATACTTCTCACCATTCCACATTAGCGCTCGCGCAGACTCACCAACACGCTCAAGCACCCACTCACGCATCTTCGGTGAACGAACAGACTTAATTGCACCGTCCGTAAGCTCCACGACGCGAGATTGGATTTCCTCAAGCTCAACACTGGCGTAACGCATAGCGGCGCGACACAAGTCAACGTCCACGAGAACACCTGCGTCGTTAATGCGCTCGTTGACGTGATAGTCTGCAAGCTCGTCATTTGTCAACTGACGTAGCGACTGCGACACTGCTCGCATGGTTCTCACGTCTTGACGGCAATACTCGATAAGCTCAGGTAGCAATTTGGTGTTAAATGGTGGAGTGCAGCACTGCTTGACCAGCATCTTGCCACGGTGGTCTTTGCGCATCTCGCTAGAGATAGCGCGACCAACATCCTCAAGACTGCCCGGAAGACAATTTGCCCGTGCTTGCACAGCGGTGCAGTAAAACTGCTCCAACTTGAAATCTATCTGTAGAACGTACCAAAAGATTAGCCGCTCAAACGCGGCGTTATGCGCCCGTATCTGACCCGTGAAGTTGCGCACGTCATCAGGAAACGGCATATCAGGCGTCCATGTTTGCACGTCACCGTTATCAAAGGCGTAGCACATACACAGCACGTCAGTGGTCAAATCTTGCGCGTAATTGTAAACGCCATGTTTAGGCAAGTCACATTCGCTTCTTGTTTCAAAATCAACATAAAGAATCATATTGCACAACCACATCCGCCATATTCTTGACTTTCTAATGCTGTCACTTTACCTTGCATTAAAAATTCTTCTCTATATTGTTTAAGAGTTAGCCTGCGTAAAACTTTATTTTCCGTCTTTTTTAAAAACGGATACGTTGCGCCTATTACGTCGTAGACTTCTTGTTCTTTACTTTCAAACTCTCTATATCTTTCAGGATTAGCTTCATAAAGCGCTTTGTAATGTCCAAGCCCTGCTTTAATACAAAACCCACCGCAGTTATTATGACCTAACTTCCAGTCATAAAGTCTTGGGCGTCTAATGCCAAATTGTTCGCTGTAGTCTTTGTTGATAATTTTCCCTTCTTCAACTAATGTTGAGCGATATATGTAAGGTGACATTCGTTTTTGAACGCCATCAAGACGATGACTTTCTGAGTAATCAATACCTAAGTGCATCTGCGCGTCATCAACAGCGTAAGTAGACGTAAACCATTTATTAAGAGGTTCACGTTTTAATATTTTAGAGCATGGGTCAACCATACTGTTACCCATAAACTTTTCTCGCTTAAAGATTTCAAATGGCGTTTTACCGTTTGTAAGCGTCACTAACTCGCAACCAAGAAAAGCTACACACTCATCTTTAAACCTGTAAAGGTCTTCATCTTCCATCAACGTGTCAGCAAACAACAAAGTGACATTTTCTTTGCCGTACTTATCAACGCACGATTTAGCTTCTGCAAAGCTACCCATACCACCTGAAAAACTAACTATATGTTTCATATCAACTCCAAAAGAACAAACATAAAAAAAGGCGGCCTTTCAGCCGCCCTTCTCCTTATCGGTTATGCGCGTCTGCGGCGGGTGGCAGGCGCGTCATCTTCGATGACTTCTTGGGGTGTGTCTTCAGTAGCAGGTTCACCGTCAAGGCTAATCCACTCCACGATGTCAAACATCGGCGTGTAGATACGCCCGTAGGCTTTGTGCTGATAGTGTTCTTTACCAAGAGATACAACAGCAACAGGTTTAGTTTGGTCTGTTTCTACCTGATTAGCAATGTTAACAGCTAACGTTTGCACGGCGCGTTTACCGCCCACGCTGGTGACTGTGTAGCGTACTTCTTCGCCTTTGTCTTCGCCATCAATACATTTGAGGGAAAAGCCCACTTGCGTTTCCCAGCCACGTTTAGCAGCGGCAGGCGCAGGCTCAACTTGTGGCAATGGCTCAGTCACGCTAACCATTTTCTCACCTAATACTTCACCTTCACCCCACGCAATAAAGCCGTGCGTAAAGCTGAACGGATTAACTGCCCACACGCTATCGTTGTCCACTTCAGTTTCAGACGCGCCATACACCCAGTGACCGGTTCTATCCATTTTAAGGATAGTTACGCCACCAGAAGTATTGGTGTCAGTTTGGATATTACGAAGTGCAGATGAAATTGAATTTACGGCTGGAAGGTTGGCATTGCCAAATACTGTTAGATTAGACATTTTAGTTTCCTATAGTTTATTGAGGGCGTTTGTTAATTGTTGCCCGATTAATAAGACAGTAGGGCGCGGGTCAGATTCGTGCGCCATTGTACTGCCAGAAGATACCACTGCGACAACATCATCCGGCATAGGCAGTTTCAGAGCCTTTAATTTCTTCTCTGCCTGTGCCGGTGAAACTAATTTAGAATCGAAGATGTCGTCATTTGCTAGACCAAGAGCCAAAAGCGATTCAACTGCTTGCGCTTCATTAGTCCATTTTCTTGTCCCACGCTTTGCAACAAGTTTGTAGTTAGGGACGGGTTTGCCCGCTTCAAGCATTTGAAACGCTAATGCTCTCAAATCGGTAATCCATTGTTCCAGAATCTCAGCTTGTTGTAAATAGTTTGCAATAGATTCTGCATCAATATTATCTAGCGTTGCTTTCAGCGCCCTATCTACCTCACCTGTCATTAATGGGCAGGTTGGTTTAGCCGCGCACCACTTGCAGTGTTTGCCACTGGCTAACGGTGCATCAGGTGTTTCAGATAAATCAATAGCCTTCTTGAGCGTTTTCTCAAACTCACGAATGCGTTTAGCGGTGGTTTTCCAGCGCTTAACAGATGGGGGTTGAACAATCACAAGTTCAATAGACGCCGCGCCATCAAACACCCATTCTAGCCCTTTTGTACGCATAGCGGCGGCGGCGTAGAACATGAGCTGCTCGTTTTCTTCTACTTCCACGCTAACGCCACTGCCAAACTTCCAATCTAGGATAACAGCGCGGTCACCTAATCTGCCAATAAGGTCAACGCTACCAAACACGTCGGGCAAGAAATCACCGTAGCTAACGTTAGTTTCAACGGTAAACTCCATGCTCTTAGTTGGGTCAATTTCATCAAGCGCCGCCAGCGCCGGTTCAATCTTTTCCTTTGCCAACTCAGTTGTCATATCAATACCTGCATACGACAAACTGAAGATGTTGAAGTTATTCTCAGTAAGTAACTTTTCCATTGCAAGGTGGCAAAGCGTCCCTTCGTCAGCATACGATGATGATGGTTTAGGTGGCATTTGTTGCACCAGTTTAACACTGGCAGGACAGGCGATAACTCGTTTAGCGGTGCTACCGCCGGCAATACTTGAATGGCTCATTTTAGTTTCCTCTCGTTTAGTGAGATTGCAGTATATCAAAAAAAGTTTGCAAAGAAAAGTTTGCAATGATAAACTTTAGCCATGTTAGAAAAAGACATCGAAAAATACTTAATAAAAGTCGTCAAAGAGATGGACGGCAAATCGTATAAGTTCACCTCCCCTGCTTGTCGGGGAGTGGCAGATAGAATCGTGTGTTTACCTAATGGCAGTACATGGTTTATTGAGCTTAAAACCGCAGGTGGCAAGCTGTCAGCACTGCAAAAAGTTTTTGCATCAGACATGGGCAAACTTAATCAAAAGTACGCTTGTCTTTGGAGCAAAGAAGATATTAACAACTGGAGAGAGAATAATGATTGAATTTTTACAATACCTTGATGAAAGCAATTTGGCATACCTTATTATGCTGTTTTGCTTCTTAATAATGGCGCGTTTACATTTGTCAGCGCTAACTGAAATTACACGTCTGCGTAAAATCATGAAGCAGGTGATGAGATGAGCGCAACACTAGCACTAACATTATCGTTTTTGACTGTTGATACTAATATCGACAAACGTGGCAAAACAACCACGCATGAGGTAATCGCGTACACAAGCGTTGCAATACCTTACGACACTATGCAAGCGTGCAACAACGCAAAGGAAGAATATACCTTTGCAGTAGGCGCATATCAATTATTCAAACGCCCGACGCGCATTATTGGCGCAATTTGCAATGATAGTGCAACGGGGACAGTACAATGAGTTTATTAACAAAAGAACAACTTAAAGAAATACTTTTAATTATTGAAGAAGAAGTAAATGTTGAATGGCCATGTTCTATGTTGGAAATGCTCCATAAATGGAACGAAAAACAACCACCGCAGACGGCACGCGAAATGTATCAACGGGGGTATGCAGCGGCAGAGCGTGATTTAAATCGTAAGCCTTTGAGTGAAGATGCGATTTGGGATAACTTGCCTGAAAATCCTATGGAATGTGCTGCTTTTATAAGGGGCGTTCTATTTGCTGAAAAAACGCACGGGATTGGAGCAGTAAAATGACTGAAACAACGATAAAAAAATACTGTGAGCAATATAAAATCAGTCGCTCTGGCATGGACTATCATATTCGCCGGTCAGGTGTATTTCCAATCGGCAGTAAACGTTTTTCCGAAGCAGGCGCGCCCTCATTCTTGTGGCGCGTTGCCGAGTTAGACGAAATCAAAGCGCTAATTAAAGGAAAGAAAAAATGAAAGATGAACTTTTATACATAGCCATTGGCGCGGTTCTAATCGGCGCTGTTGCGTCAACGTTAACAATTTACGCAACACACAGACACTACCATGAAATCATCAAAACAAATATTGGCGAATTTATGCTTCGTGACGGTAAAGTGTATGGCGTTTATGAAATGACGCGCGATGTGCAAGGTAATATGGTAGCAAAATGACCAAAGACGAATGCTTTAAAAGATTAGAAATGGCGCAAAAGAACAAAAAAGAGTTGAAGAAAATTAAACTTCAACTCCTTAAAGAAATCGAGCAGTTGAAGTTAATGCTTCGCGCACTGGAGGAAGGGTAATGCAAATCGATGACGTTGCGGCGCTCATGTTTTACATTGGCGTACTATTTTTAACGGGGTTATGGCTATGTCATTAGTTAAGCCTGTATCACCAGTGACGCCTGCGCCAACGGCAACAGACTGTAAACATGACCATTGGCGCGTATATAATAGCCTTGGTTACCGCGAATGTGACCGCTGCAAAGAACGAAGACCCATTTTTAATGATATACGGCACCAAAGATGAACATTTCACAAATATTTATAGGGCTTAGCCCTTTCTTAAAAGACAGATTTACTAGCGAGGTGTTTACACTTGGCTTAATTAACGAGCTTAACGAGCAACGCTTTCGTGCTAGATGCCGGCGCTTGGTACGTCAGCACAACGGCGAAACGCGCAAGCTATATAAAGCGCTAAACAACCTATCAATGAACGACAGATTACGATTTTTTGACGTGGTAAGTGGAAATGAAAGATAAAGATTTAGAGATTATAAGAAGCGCGATACGATACAACAGCACAACAGGTCACTTTTACAAAGGCGGCGCAAATACGCCTGCCGCGCTTAACTGGAAAAACAAAAATGCCACCATTAACGTCAAAAAAAGCGGTATGCACTCCTACTTTCTAGCGTGGAAAATTGCCGTGTTTTTAGCTTATGGATGGTATCCGAAGCATACTGACGCGGTAGAGTATTTAGACGGCAACCCGTGCAACCTAAGCATTAGTAACATCAAGGTTATTAAAGCAGGCGAAGATGAAATGACCATGATTGACTTTTGCGACGAAAACGATTTGCGCTACCCTAGCGTGTCAGCGCTCATGCGCGGGGAGCCGTTTATTCGTCGAATAGAAAATGGATACTCTCGCGCGTATTTTAGCAAGAGCTTATTAGAAGCCAATTGCGCCAAATTGCTTACTAAAAAACTCCGCGATGAAGAAATAAGAGAAAAGCCTAAAAAGCGTCCGATGGGCAGACGCCGAAATGAACACTTTATGGAATTCTTGAGAACGCACACTATCGTGCCTAAAGGTTGGGAGATGACATTATGCTAAAAAAAGTAATTTTGCATCTCTGCGCTGACATAGGTTCTGACAGTTGGTTCTATGCAAATGATGACGAGTATGAAGTCATTAAAGTCGGAAAAGAAATTGGCGTTGAAAACTATACGCCGCCGGACAATGTTTACGGCGTGATTGCCAACCCCGTCTGCACTGAATTTAGTTTTGCAAAATGGGCAAACAATAAAGGTGATGGTGATGTCGAAGGAGGAATGTTTTTAGTCAACCACTGCTTAAGAATTATAAAGCAGTGCAATCCGACATTTTGGGTAATAGAGAACCCAGCAACCGGACGATTAAAAGAATTTTTAGGCGCGCCAAAATTAACTTATCAACCGTATGAATACGGCTCACCCTGGACTAAAAAGACGGCTTTGTGGGGAAAGTTTAACATCCCTAAAAAGATTTATTCTTGGGACACTGTTGAGAAAAACCCTAAATTATATGTTAGGCCAAACCGAGGTAAGCCGTCACTGGTGTTTTTGCATAAGTCCGCAATATACGACATACCCGAGTTTTTAAAGTTTGCTGATTTAGTACATGATGACATGAGTTTGCGCTCTTTATGCCCACAGACTTTTGCGCAGCAATTTTTTAACGCTAATAGATAGGAGATGACATTATGCTAAAAGGTGACTCAGTACACGCAGGCGACCCCGTAGACGCGCCAGCGCACTATCAAGGTAACAAAATGCAGTGCATCGACGCAATGGAGGCTATGCTAAGTGTTGATGAATTTAGAGGGTATTTGCGTGGTAATATTTTTAAATACCAATGGCGTTTTAGAGATAAAGGCGGGCTTGAAGATTTGCGCAAAGCACGGTGGTATTTAGACAGATTAATCAAATTGGAGAATTTCTAATGTACGCATTTAAAGGCTACCCAGTAGACCAAGACCCAACCATCAAAGCGCTACGCGATGATGATATGGAAAACTACATGAATTTGCTCAAATGGCTAGATACCGTGCCGTTTATCCCCCTGAAGGTAAGCGACATCGTGTTGCCTTGGCGGGATAGATGAAGCCAAAGCTCAAAACGATGAACGGGGTGTGGATATGCTACACCCCTTGCTGCTCCATTCCGATGATGGCAGACCACCCACAAACGGCGTATTTAAGATGGAAATTTATCAATGCTAAGACCCAATCAGATAGAAGCTGTTGCGTTTTTGAGCCAAATAGACAAGGGCATGATTCTCGCCCCAGTGGGGGCAGGCAAAACAGCGATAACGCTAACCGCCATGCAGCAAGCGCTCGACACGGGCAGAATACGCCGGTTCTTAGTGATAGCGCCAAAGCGTGTTTGCACGGACGTGTGGACGATAGAGCCAGCGAAGTGGGCGCCAAGTCTGACAGTATCTATCGCCGTTGGCTCGCTAAATCAACGTCTAGCGGCATTTGACGCGCCATCACAGGTAGTTGTGACTAATTACGATACGCTGCAAACGCTACCGCCATTGCCTGACTTTGATGGCGTGGTGTTTGACGAGTTGACTGTTTTGAAGAACCCGTCAGGCAAGCGCTTCAAAGCGCTGTTTGCGCGTATCAAAGACTTCAAGATTAAATGGGGGCTTACCGGCTCGTTTACCAGCAACGGACTTGAGGACGTGTTTGGGCAATGCAAGATAGTGGACACAGCGCTACTTGGAAAGTCTAAGACCACCTTTCTTCAAACGTATTTTGTGCTGCTCAACAAAGACTTTGGTGAGTGGGTAGCCAAGTCCACTTCACTGCGTGACGTAATGGCGGAAATTAAGCCTGCAACGTATCTTATCGACACGCAAGAGTATATGGATACTTTGCCTCCGCTTAACGTTGTGCCAGTCAAATGCGCGATGGACATGAAGCAGT